TCCTGGCTCTACTGTATCTAAAGCAAGAGATACTTTGTCAGGATTTATATTTGCCGCTCCTGTTACTGTAACATTTCTTGTTGCTAACGTCAACGCGTTTCCTGTAACTACAGCATTAGCATCTGCAGTAACTGTAATAGTTCCTAAACCTAATGCTACTTGTGATCCTGTAACACTAACATTAGCTTTACCACTAATAGTTAGAGTACCTGTGCCTAATGTAAGTCTATTTGGATCTGCTGCTTCTACAATAGAATCTGCAATAATACCTACACTACCAATTGTAATGGTAAGTGCATTTCCTGTTACATTTACATTTACTGCACCAATGTTTGTTGATGTAGCGAATGGTAATGCTGATATTGCGTCAAATCCTAAACTCATAAATAATCCTTAAAAGGAGACAGGGGGTA